TCGAATGGATTCGCCCCAATTAGTAGCGGTGACGATAGCCCGGCGGTTATCCAGCTCGATATCCACGGACGGGCCGCCGTACGCTACGCACGCGCGAATAATGTAGTCACCGGGGTTTTCTTCTTTCCGGTAAACATCGCAAGACAGGAAGGCGCCGTCTTCTTCATCGTCTTTCATGTGGGCGGCAATTTGACCGCACAGGGAGGCCAGTGCGGCGGGGTTGTTCTTATAGAAACCGTCGAAGCCCATAAGGGTGTAATCGGGGCTAAGGCCCTCAGCGTCGAAAGCGCGGTTTAATTCCTCTCGCACCTCGAACCCGGTGAACTCAGTATTGTTAGTGGTCATCGTTTTGTGTCCTATCGTTTTGTGTCAGTCGTTTAGTGAGTCCGAACGCAGCTCAAGCCGAACGCGGTAGCCGTGAGCGGTAAAACCGCGGCGGCCGCGGCGCCGATTACCTGAGCGGTGTTCGAGCCGGTGAGCAACACAACGGCGGCCGAAAAGGCTGAAACGACGAGCGCCGTAAGCGTGAGTACTGCGAAGATTGCCGTTTTCATTTGATTTCCTTTTCGTGTTCGTTTGTGTTGCGATTGTTTGCTTTCGCTTGCAATCAAACGCAATATAAAACACACTGAAAGAAAATTAAAAGCAAACTGAGAGAAATTGCTGATTGTTTGATTTTTGTCAAGCTTTGGCGGGATGCCGGGACGGCCTCTCTAATATAGATATGTCGAAAGTTGGGGCCGCCGGTTCCCCATTGGTGCGGTGCTGCAGGCGCCGCCGGGGAGAAGGGAATGCGTAAAAGTTTGAGCGCGCGAATTTATGCGGATTCGCTGAGGGCGTAAAAATTTGCGAATTACGTGCAGGCGTAGGAAATTACGCGTAAAAGTTTGCAGATTGAGGGCCGGGGGTTGCTTTCTTAGGGGTGGGAGTAGAGGTCGGTAGCCGTCTTACTAATCTTTTTTTATGGTGAGGGGTATATAAAAATAATGCTATATAGGAATTCACCGGTAAGCGGCCTACTTTTTAAAACCCCACCTCAGGGCGGTTTCCTGCGAAAGTTTGCGTATTGACATTTGAGGGATGAGGGGTTCGGTTTTCAGCATCCCCCGCGGCCTCACCCCGTGGAATTCAACGGGCGGGCGCGAGCAGCAAAACGCGGCTTGACACTTCGACGTTTATCGGCATAGTCATGGCATCAGATCAATCAACCAACAGGAGCCGCCGCTATGTGCACCGTCGCAACCGTGGAAAAACCGCCGCGCCGCCGTCGCCGTTTTGGTGAGCGGCACCAGTGCGCCCGGTACCCCGATAGCCGGGTATCCGCCGCGCTCGATTTGCTTGACTCCGGGCTCACGCAGCGCGCGGCCGCCGCCCGTCTGGGTATCCCCCGGACTACCTTGCAGGCCTGGGCGTCCGGCGCCGTTCGCTGCCGCCGCAATGAGGGTGAGTGATGCAGGCGACTATCGACCTATTCGGCGGGTCAGCCCCCGCGGCCGTACCGGCGCCCGGCACCTCTGCCCCGGCGCTTTCGGATATGCCCCCGGAAATTCTCCATAAGCACACTTATGACGAATTTCGCCACGAAAAACCGTCGGCATTGGCTTCGACGGGGGCCACCCCCACCCCCAAAAATTTTTCGCCCGCGCGTCCTGATCTCCCCCGTGTAGCAAATACCGTAAAAATCGAAAACGAAAATTCGAAAAAAAATACAAAAACTGAAAATCCAAAATCGGAAAACGAAAAAGTTTGCGTGATCGATAGTCCCGAAGAACGAGCCAACCGGCTCCGCATTCAGGAGGGAGACGAAACAGCGCCGAAGCCCCACTCAGCCTGGATGGATCGGCCTCAGTGGCATGAACGCCGGGCGCCTCCTCTTCGCCGCGGCTACCACAACCAGTACGCCAACATCCAGAGCATCTTGGCCCAAGTCGAAACGCCGAAACCGGAACTGCCGGAGGGCCTTGCCGAAGCAGAACCCGCCGTCATCGTGGACTGGCTGATTGCTTTCGTGGAAGCGGGCGGCACAAAGACAGACTTCTGCCGACGCGCAGGCCTCTCGACCTACCGCCTGGACAAGGCAATTTCAAAGGTGGACGGGGCCGCAGAACGGTTTGACACGGCACGGCGCACCGTGGGGGCAGACGCCTTGGCCGAAGAGGCGCTGAGGATTGCAACCGAACCCCTCATGACCGAGGAGTCGATCGAAACGTACGACAAGGACGATGAGCTGGTGACGCGATCAGTGAAGCGGGCGGACAATGTGTACGCCCGCAAGCTGGCTTATCAGGCTCGGATGCAGGTGTTGCAGAAGTGGGCGCCGGAACGCTACGGTGAGAACGTGAAACCCGCCGTCGGCGACTCCATGGCGGAGAAGCTCAGGAAGGCGCGAGACCGTCTGCGCGGCGAGTACTACGCGGCCCGACGGGAGCTTTCACTTCCGCCGGGGGCAACTGAGTATCCGTCGTCTCACAGCACAGCAAAAGAGCCGACGACCTGACCGATAATGCTACGGATGCGCTGAGGCTTGCCGCCCGTCTGATCGCTCCACCCTTCTGACGGCCGCAGGTACATCTCCTCGTCGGATTTCCGCGTCACGTATCCCAGAGAGAACTCATGAGCGCCGTCCGTTCCCACCTCGGCCAGCACGATGTCGTAGGGCTTCAGGAATTCTTTCGCCCCCAGCTTCACGTAAAGGATGTCGCCGGAGCAGATGCGCGGAGCCATGGTGTCGCTCGGCGCCGTCACGGCTACCAACTGCAGCTGAGAGAGGTGAGCGCTCGGAGGCTCCGGCACCCAACTGATGGCATCCGCCGGATCGGTAATGTCATCCTTCCCTTCAACGGCCAGCCGGTAGGCTTCGCCCCACTGGATCAGCGCGACGTCATTCTTCACACGGGCGGGTTCTGGTTTATGAGCCTGAGGGGCACCCGAGAAGAGATCAAGGCCTGCATCGGCGGGACGCGCAATCGACAGGTCGATCGACGTAAGATCGACGTGGTTGACTTCAAAGTATTCGGCGAGGCGAACCACCGTACTGATACGAGGGGTACCTACTTCACCCTTCGCAAGCCGAAGTACGGCGGAAGGAGCAAGTTGGCATTGACGGGCTACCGTTGAGAGTGGTACGCCCTTCTTCTCCGCCAGATAACGGAGATTGTCTGCCAGATAGTTTTTGTTCATTACTCGCATCCTTTTCGCTTCGGTTTGCGTTCCAAATAGGCACGCTTTCCCATCGCTATCGCATCTTACGCCGTTTTTCGTTTTCTTTCGATATCGGATTTGTGTTCTCGGCCAGTTCGTTATTTCTCCGAATTTCTGTTAGTATGCTTCAGTTAGCTTTTTACTGCCAAGGAGGCATTCGTGGAAAATTCCCAGGAAATGATCGATTTTCTGCTTCGGGTCGGTTGGACAAAGCTTGAGATCGCAAACGCGATCGGCACAACCCCCGTCACAGTTCTGCATTGGCTGCGGGGGGAAGGAAGACCTCGGTACGAGATTTTTAAGACACTCCGCCAACTGTATCTGCGAGTGAAGCGGGAACTTGAAGAGGTGCGGGGATGAGCTCGAACATCAGAGAGAAAGGTGCGCAACTTGCCTCGATGGGGTATCCCGTTGTTGCGATTGCTCCAGGAGAGAAGCGCCCCATCGGAGGCAGTTGGCAGAACAAGCCACTGTCAGAAGAACAGTGCCGCAATTATCCCACAGCTGAGGCAGGCGTAGGCATTCTCTGTGGTTACGGCGAGAAGCCTCTCATCGGTATCGACGCGGATATTGACGGCGACAACGAGTTGGCTCAGAAGGTTTTCGACCTTTGGAGTGAGACGTGCGCGGAGCTTTATGTCAACCCGCTGCGCATCGGGAAGCCGCCCAAGTTTTTGATCGTCGCCCGGACGGCTAAACCACTCCACAAAATCACATCCGCATGGTTCGAAAAGGACGGGCGCCGCATTCGCGTTGAAGTTCTCGGGAAGGGACAGCAGTTCGTCGCCTACCACACGCATCCGGAAACGGGAAAGCCCTACGACTGGAGCCAGGCACCCATATCCGCCGATCTCGCGAGTACACCTTACGACGAACTGCGGTTCGTAAGCCCAGATCAGCTTCGCATGCTTTTGGATGCTTTTGAGAAAGCCTGTCTTGAAACAGGGTACACGAAATTTGGCACGACGTCTTTCGGCGAACAAGAACGTCGTTTCGAAGACGTCGCCTTTGATCTACCACCTTTGGGCCTGACGCCAGGCAAAGCGACCGAACTTCTTGACGATGCCTGCCTCGATACCGCCGACTATGACACCTGGTTGCATGTTGGCATGGCGTTGCACCACGAATTCCACGGTAGCCGTGACGGTCGCGATGTATGGGACGAATGGAGTCAGAAAGCCGATAACTACCAGGGTACCGCGGAGATTGAGGCCAAGTGGGAAAGTTTCGGCCATTACAGTGGCGCCAAGCTCACCATGCGATGGGTACAGGCAAAGTGGCGCGAATCAATCGCGGGACGCAGTAAGGAATTCTCTGAGCAGGGGCTGGTATTCCGTTTCCTTTCCTACTATGGCTCGAATCTCCGTTGGCTCGATGACGAAAAAACTTGGCTCTGGTACACCGGAGCCTCGTGGGCAGATTACCCAGAAGGTTTTGTTCGAACTAAGGTGGGCGGTTTGGTTAGTGAACGTTTGCCTAAAGAGGTGCAGGCAATTCCTGCTTCCGAGGAAGAAAACAAAGCGGCAGCACTCAAGTTTCTTAAGAAGTGCTCTAACAGCTATACCCGAACGCTGACCAATGTCTTTAACGGTATTCGTTACCACCCCGGCCTGGTCGCGACTGCTAAAGACTTCGACCACCACCGGTGGCAGTTCGGTGTTGGTAACGGAGTCGTTGACCTCCGTACAGGCGAATTCGTCCCACCTTGCCCAGAGCAAATGGTTCGTCAGGGATCATCTGTTCGGTACAACACAGAAGCAAAATGCCCCCGCTGGGAACGAGCCCTCCTAGATATGATGGACGGCAGCTCGGCTATGGTCGAGTACCTGCAACGGCTTGTCGGTTGTGCCATGCTCTGCGGCGGCCGAGAGTCGGTTATGGTATTCCTTGTCGGCGGCGGCTGCAACGGTAAATCCGTTTTTCTCGAAACGTTGCGCAAGGTATTCGGTCGCTATGCACGCACGGTGTCCTCCAAGCTCCTCGTCTCCCGAGGCCCTCGCTCGGAAAGCGGCGCAGAAACAGCATCCCCTGTTTTACGTTCACTGAAGGGCGGCCGATTCGCGTATTGCTCCGAAACTCCGCTCGGGGCAAAGCTTGAGGAAAACACTGTCAAGCAGCTGGCGAGCCAGGACACGATTACTGCTCGCGCATTGTATGCACGCACATTGGATGAGTTCGAACCCACCTGGCTTTTCTTCATGGCGACTAACCACATGCCCGTTATCCGCGGCACAGACCGCGGTATCTGGCGCCGAATTCGCGTGGTACGTTTTGACGTGGATTTTGAGAAAGACCCGCGTTATAAGCTTGACCCCCGTCTTGCCGACGAACTGGAACAGGAGCTTGAGGGCATTCTTCAGTGGTGTATCCGTGGCGCGGTTGATTACCACAAGAACGGCTTGCAAACGCCCGCTTGTGTCAATGACGCCGTTGAGCGAGTGCGCAAAGACTTTGATCTCCTCAATGACTGGCTGATGGATTCGTGTGTTTGTGAACCCAATGCGCGAATTTCGCTGAAAGACGCCTGGCGCAGCTGGCAGGTCTACGCAAGGAATTCGGGAGACATCCGTCTCATTGAAACGCAGCGAAGTTTCTCTCGAATACTGGCGGAGCGGTACACGGCGAAGTTGCTTCACGGCTGTCGGATTTTCATAGGCCTCCGTCTCAAAACCGCCGAAGAACTCGACATTGAGAACGATGAACCTACTCAACTGACAATGGAGCAGATCGATGACCTGATCTAATCTGGACGAATTAAGCCACGTCCGCCTCGGACACTTTGATCTTCTTAGGAGATCACTGTGGCCGCGACGGACGATTTTTTTAACCAGATCGCGCTCGGGTACGACGACCCGCTGCGTTTCATTCTTTGGGCTTTGCCGTGGGGCGAAACGCCGGAATTGAGCATCGTCCCGCTTCCGGAACCGTGGGCCAGTCGCTTTCCAGGTTGTAAGTATGGCCCTGACCGGTGGGCCTGTGAGATTTTCGATGACATTGCTCAGCAGGTTCGTGAACATCAGTTCGACGGTATCCACGCTGTTGATTCGATCCAGACGGCCGTCGCGTCCGGCCACGGTATCGGGAAGTCGTTTCTCACCGCGTGCATCGTGATCTGGATCATGGCGACGCGTCCCAATGCGAAGGGCGTCGTCACTGCCAACACCGGTAAGCAGTTGGAGACGAAGACATGGGCCGAAATCAGCAAATGGCTTAAACGCTCCCTCGTCGCCGATATGTTCGAAATACAGGCCGAGTCAATCTACGCCAAGGATTCTCCTGACTCTTGGCGCGTTGACGCCGTGACTTGCCGCGAAGAAAACTCCGAAGCCTTCGCCGGCCAGCACGCGGCCTCCTCCACCTCCTTCTACATTTTCGACGAAGCCTCGGCTGTTCCAGACAAAATCTGGGAAGTGGCCGAAGGCGGTCTCACCGACGGTGAACCGATGTGGTTCGTCTTCGGTAACCCCACGCGAAACACGGGTCGCTTCAAAGAATGCTTCGGCAAGTTCCGTGATTCGTGGCATACGTGGCAGATCGACAGTCGCGACGTCTTCATCACCAACAAGCCCCGCCTCGCGAAGTGGGCCAAGGAATACGGCGAAGACAGCGACTTCTTCCGCGTTCGTGTCCGCGGCCTCTTCCCCAATGCAAGTTCGCTGCAGTTCATCCCGTCGGCTTTAGCCGAAGAAGCGGCACGTCGCCCGGCGCCCGCTCAGCACCGAGTCGATTCGGCCATTCTAGGTATCGACGTTGCACGCTTCGGCGACGACGACACGGTGATCTACACCCGCTACGGCCGCAACGGCACGACGCCGGTAAGGCGGTACCACGGCCTGTCCGGCGACCGCGTGATTGCCCTCACGAAGGAAAAGATCAACGAGCTCAAACGCGCCGGATTCGAGCGCGTCTACTGCTTCATGGACGAAGGCGCCATGGGCGGATCGATCGTAGACGTGCTGAAGGCTGACGGTTTTCCGGTTCGGGGTGTGGCCTTCGCTGCGAGTGCAGATGATCCTGTCGTCTATCACCGCAAGCGCGAAGAGATGTGGGGCCGTATGAAAGAGTGGCTCAAGGTCGGATCAATTCCCAACGACCAGATGCTTTTCGACGACCTCACAGGGGTCGAATACGCGTACGCAGACGGCGGGCAGATTAAGTTGGAACGCAAAGAGGAAATGAAAAAGCGCGGCCTTCACTCGCCCGACAGCGCCGACGCCCTAGCGCTCACCTTTGCCTACAAAGTCCAGGAGTACTCAGAACGGACGACGGATGAACGGCTCTACGAACGAGGCGGCAGCAGTCGCAATTTTGATCCTCTCAGCCTTTCCGGCGGTCGCGGCTGGACGAATTAACGCAGCCTCTCATCGGATGATGAAGCGATACCAATTGAGAGGATTTGCAATGAAAAAGGACTGTGAGCTCCCCTGGGTGATTCGAATTGCCCGATGGGCGGCACTTGCCTACGGCATTTGCTGGCTGACTCTGGAAATCATCCATAAGGCTTCGGAGGTTTTCGCATGACTCTCACGATTGAAACTTGCCCGTTCGAGGAGCTTTATCAGCACCCCGATTTTCGGCTTTGGGTCGACCAGTACATTGAAGAATGCCGGAACGACAAGATTGCCGTCCCGGATTTTTACGTTGAGAAGTACCGCGAAAAGGAAGCCGCCGGAATTCTTCGGACGCTGATCGCTAAAGACGGTTCGCATCTTGCCGGAGCCGCCTGGCTGCTCGTCACCCCGGCGGCGCACTACGACTTTCCGCTCGTGAGCGTAGATGCCTTTTACCTTCGCAAACCTTGGCGAAAGGGTTTCAACGGCGTGAATTTCCTGCAGGCGGCAAAGGCCGTTGCCATTCGTGAAGGATCAAAGGGCCTCGTTTTCATGGCGCCTCCCGGCTCTAAGCTCGATCGACTCTGCTCGGTGCTCGGGATGGTGAACACGCATAAAGCGTACTGGTGCGCCGTATGACATCCATTCTCGTGAAATCGAATCTGACGCCGTGCACCGAGGAGCAGATTGCCAACCTCGAACAGATGGGGCAACGGCTTCTCGAAGAAGGCGAATCGCGCGAAATCCGCACGGAGCACCACCTTCACGCCGGGGTCTACAGCCGCACGATCTACGTCCCGGCCAATACGGCCGTCGTCGGTCTCACGGTCAAGGTACCCACTCAGCTTATTGCCGTCGGCGACTTCACGTTGACGGACGGCGCAACGGCAAAGCGGTTCAAAGGTTTTCACATTTTCGACGGCGCGGCCCACCGGCGTGCGGCGGTTCGAACCCACAAGGCTTCGGTATTCACGATGCTCTTCGCGTGCGACGCGAAGACTGTTGAGGAAGCCGAAGAAGCATTCACAGACGAGGCGGACAGGCTCCTCACCCGAAAGGAGAAACAGATATGTCAGGCGCATGGGTAGCCGTCGGCGTTGCCGCGGCCACAGTCGCTACGTCGGTCTACACGAATGATCGCAACCGCAAGGCTCAGCATCAGGCGATGGACGCACAGCGTGAAGAAAGTGACCGCCAGTTAAAGCAGCAACAGCAGGCGTTTAACAAGCAGAACCAGCAGCAAACGAACCTCGAAGACATCTACGGGGCGAATCAGGACGGCGGCATGGGAAACATGATTACGGGCCCGCAGGGCGTGAACCGTAACCAGCTCAATCTCGGCGGCGGTTCGCTGCTCGGAGGCTAGTTATGGCGAAGACGCTTCGAGAGCGTTGTGAGTCCCGTTGGGAAGACCTGAAGGCAGAACGCTCTTCATGGATCGACCACTGGAAAGAGATCAGCTCGGTGCTGCTCCCCCGCTCCGGGCGTTTCCTTCCGACGGACAACAACCGCGGCCGCAAGGTTCACAACGACATTTATGACAACTCGGGCACACGGGCGCTTCGAACCCTTGCGGGCGGCATGATGGCTGGCATGACCTCGCCTGCCCGCCCCTGGTTTCGGCTCACCACCATGGATCCGAAGCTTGACGAATCCTATGCGGTGAAAGCGTGGATGACGAAAGTGTCGTCCCTGATGCGGATGATCTACGACAAGTCGAACATCTACCGCACGCTGCAGATGAGCTACGAGGAACTCGGCGCTTTCGGCACGTCGGCGGCGATCGTGCTTGACGACTACGACCGCGTGATCCACTGCATGCCGCTCACCATTGGCGAGTACTGCATTGCAACGGGCCCGCGCGGCGAGATCAACACGCTCTACCGCGAATTCCGCATGACGGTATCGGCGCTCATTCTGGAATTCGGCTACGCCAACGTTTCCCGCCGCGTGAAATCCCTCTACGACAAGGGCAAGTATGACGAATGGATTACGGTGGTCAACGCGATTGAACCCCGCGATTATCGTGACGGCACTCGCCGTGACAACAAGAATATGCCGTTCCGCTCTGTCTATTTTGAGGCGGACGGTCGGCGTACTGACGGTCTCTTACGTGAGACAGGTTTCCACCAATTCCCCGTCTTGGCTGCTCGCTGGTCAGTTACCGGCGGCGACATCTATGGGACGTGTCCGGGGATGGAAGCGCTCGGTGACTTGCGACAACTGCAGCAGGAGTCACTTTGCAAGAGTAAAGCGGTGGCATTCCAAGCCGATCCCCCGATGGCGGTACCAGCAGAACTGAAGAACCAGGGGGCAAACATTGTCCCCGGCGGCACGCTGTGGGTGGACAACTACCAGCAGTCGCAGGCAATCCGTGCGGCGATTGAGTCCCCGCTTCGCCTGGACTACCTCCTCACCGACATGCAGGACGTACGGGCCCGTATCGATCAGGCGTTCTACAAAGACATTTTCATGATGCTTGCCAGCGGCAAGGATCGAATGATGACGGCCACGGAAGTGTCCGAACGTCACGAAGAAAAGATGCTGATGTTGGGCCCGGTGCTGGAGCGGTTGAACGCGGAACTTCTTGATCCCTTGATCTCGATGACGTTCCAGCGGCTCGTACGCGCGAACCTTTTGCCGGAAATCCCGCAGGAACTGGAGGGAGTCGATCTCAACGTGGAGTTCGTCTCCATCCTCGCGCAGGCTCAGCGGGCCATTACGACGAACGCTATTGACCGCTTCACGCAGAACCTCGGCGTTCTCGTGCAGATCAAGCCGGAACTTGCCGACAAGTTCGATGCCGACTACTGGGCGGACTGCTACGCGGACGCTTTGGGCATCGATCCTCAGCTCGTCGTTCCCAGCGACAGGGTGGCCCTTATCCGGCAGCAGCGCGCCGAAGCCCAGCAACAGCAGGCCCAGATGGAACAGGCCCAGCAGATGTCGCAGATCGCGAAAAACGTGAGCGGTTTGGAGGGCGGAATGACAACCCCCACGAACGCAGAAGCGATGTCCCAATTCATGGGCTACTGATCCTTTGGACGAATTAAACGGAAGTCACATGAAATCATTTTCAGACAACGGGTTCAACCCCGTGTTGAACGAAGGCGCCCGTATGGGCACGGAAGAAGCGCAGAGAGTGTCCGATGAGGACGATGACGCGCTGAAGGCCGTACTCCGTACAAAGCAGGGCCGCCGCACGGTTTGGCGGATTCTCTGCGAAGCACGTGTTTTTCAGACGACCTACACGATGCCTTACGCCGGTGCTGAGCTGCAGATGGCCTTTATGGAAGGCCGTAAGCAGGTCGGGTACCGCCTCATTGCCGACGTTCAACGCCTCGCTCCCAAGGAATGGAAGAGGATGGTTTTAGAGAACAAGGACAAATCCAATGGCTGATACCGACACTCAGACTCCCCCGGCCGAAACGCAGACGCCGCCCGCGGCAACCGCCGATCCGACGCCTCCGGCCGAAGGCTCCGCGCCGCCTGCCTCGCAGGAAACGACCGGACAGCAGGGCGGTGACGAAGGCGGCATGCCTGATGCGTTGGGCGGCGCCGAAACGGAAGCCCAGCAGGCTCAGGCGAGCGATACGGCTCCGGAGCAGTACGAAGCCTTCCGCTTGAACGATCAGGATGTTGCGCCTGAACAGGTCGAAGACTTTGTGAACACGGCCCGTGAACTCGGACTCTCGCAGGAAAAGGCGCAGAAGGTGTTCGACGCTATTGCGCCGACGGCCCAGAAGTACCTCTCGCAGAGTCTCGCGCGGCACGCTCAGGATTGGGCGAAGGCACTCACCACGGATAAGGAATTGGGCGGCGCCCGATACAAGGAATCCATGGCGATTGCGGGCGCCGGTTACAAGCAGTACGCGAGCGACGAACTGAAGACGATTCTGAAGGCCTCCGGTCTCAGCAACCACCCCGAAGTGGTTCGTCACTTCTACCACCTCGGGCAGCAACTGCAGCAGGACAAGGGCGTTGTGGGGCACGGCTCCCCGGCGCCCGCAGCCATCCGTCGTTACCCCAACAGCGGCATGGTCGCTGATATGGGCTGATTAACCGACTCAGGACGATTCGCAAGGCGTCGGACTTGAGGAATTTTTAACTGCCTTGGCAAAAAGCTTCAGCAGGACAAGGGCGTTTGTTGGAACAGGCTTCGGCTCCCACGACTCCTATGAGGCGGGAGATAGCACATGACTACTACAGTCAAGCGCAATGCAAACCCGACGCTCACTGACCTGATGGATTCTCTTGATCCGAATGGGCAGATTGCCGATGTGGTTGAAGCGCTTAATGAAACGAACGAAATGTTGCAGGACATGACGTTCGTGGAATGCAACAACAAGTTCTCGCATCAGACGACCGTTCGATCCGGTTTGCCGAAGGCGACGTGGCGTAAGCTCAACTATGGCGTGCAGCCGTCTAAGTCCGAAAAGCGCAAGGTGACGGACTCCTGCGGGATGCTGGAAGCCATGGCTAAGGTCGATAAGAAGTTAGCCGTTATGAACGGCATGAAGGAATCGTGGCGTGCGTCTGAAGACTCCGCGTTCGTGGAAGCCATGAACCAGGAAGTGCAGCGCGCCCTTCTCTTCAGCGACAGCTCTGTCGATCCGGAAAAGATCATGGGCTTAGCGCCGCGCTTTAGCACGTGCAATGCGTCGAAGGCTGCAAATGCCGTCAACGTCATTGACGCTGGCGGTACCGGCAACGACCTCACCTCCATCTGGCTTATCGGCTGGTCTCCGAAGACGGTGCACTGCATCTACCCGGAAAACTCTCAGGTGGGGCTCGAACGTGAAGACCGGGGCGAAGGCATTGCCTACGACGAAGACGGCGGCGAATATATCTGTCTCCGCACGCACTTCGAGTGGGACTTGGGTCTCTGCGTTCGCGACTGGCGCTACGTCGTCCGCATTGCGAACATTAAGCAGAGCTTGCTGAAGCCGGTTCCGCCGGAACAGAACAGCTCGACGGGGCACAACCTCTACGAATTGCTCGTGAAGGCCGAAGCCCAGGTTCCCTCTTTGCAGGGCGCCCGTTTCGCTTTCTACTGCAACCGTACGGTTGAAACGTACCTCCGCCTGCAGCAGGCCAACTCCAAGAACGTGCAGCTCAGTCTCTCCGACGTGGGCGGGCATAAGGTTCTCGGATTCGACAGCATTCCGTTCCGTCGCGTTGACGCGCTGACGTTCACGGAAAAGCAGGTGAAGTAAGGAGACGGACAAATGATTCTTGACCATTTTCTTGAGTTCACGTCCTCGAAGGGGCAGACGTTGACGGCTGCGGCCGCTTCGGACTTCCGCTTCGACTTCTACCAGGAAGAACCGACGACCGGTATGGACACCGATCGTCCGGTGGCGGTGTTCCACGTGACGTCCGCCGTCACCGGCAAGCTGAAGATTTCTCTTCAGGACTGCGACACGGAAACGGGCACGTACGCCGATGTGGCTACCTCGGTGGAACTCGATGCCCCTGAAGCCGGAACGATGGTAGTAATTCCGATGCCGCTCCACCACAAGCGTTACATGCAGGCCTACTTCGGCGGTACGCCGACGGCGGGCACGGTGCGCGGCTACGTGACGAGCGGTGTGCAGGACAACGACGGCTTTAAGCAGGCGCCGTCTTTGGGCCGCAACTACTAAAACCAATCCCTCGCTTATCCCGAAGTGAAGGTCGGGGCGCTTCGGCGCCCCATTTTTGTAAGGAGAGAAAATGGCGGATGCCGTCTCTATCTGCAACCTCGCCCTGGCGCATATCGGCGAGGAGGCAACCATCATCTCGCTTGACCCGCCGGAAGGCAGCGAAGAGGCCAAGGCGTGCGCCGCTTTCTATCCGACGGCCGTGAGCACCCTTCTGGACGCTCACGACTGGAACTTCGCGACACGACGAGCTGTGCTCACGCAGTATGCGGACGCTGAGCGCAACGGCTGGCGGTTCGCTTACGCCCTCCCCGCAGACTGCATTCGCGCCATCGCCGTGCGCCCGTCGGAGCGACAGCGGTTTTTTGGCTACGTGGACAGTGACTTTGAGATCGTTGCCCGCGGTACGGGGCGTGTACTTCTTACCGACTGCCCGTCGGCCGTGCTGACGTACGTCTCTTCCGAGGTGAGTACCGGCGCTTACTCGCCATCGTTCGTAGACGCCCTCGCCTGGCTATTGGCGATGCACTTGGCCGGGGAACGGATTAAGGGAAAAGAGGGCGCGAGTTTCGCACAGAACTGCCAGAAGCAATATTTCGCGGCTTTGTCACAGGCACGACAGAACGACGCACGTCAGTTCCGTTCCCGCGCTGACTACCGCCCCGACTGGATAAAGGTGCGCTAATGGGTATCCGAACGCTTCAGAATTCTTTTAACGGGGGCGAAGTCTCGCCTTCGCTTTACGGCCGCTTCGACGATCAGAAGTACGCCATGGGCGCGGCGACTGTCCGCAATTTCATTTGCCTTCCGCAAGGCCCGGTAGTGAACCGCCCCGGGTTCGCGTTCGTTCGCGCGGCAAAGTACGCTGACAAGGCGGTGCGTCTTATCCCCTTCACCTACTCATCCGAACAGACGATGGCGTTGGAATTTGGCGACAAGTACATTCGGTTCCATACAGGGGGAAAGACACTCATCAACTCGGACGGAACACCCTACGAGATTGAGTCCCCTTACGCGGCGGATGATCTCTTTCAGATTCACTACGCGCAGTCCGCAGACGTCGTAACGCTCGTGCATCCGAACTACGCTCCGCGGGAATTGCGCCGCTATGGCCCCGCCGACTGGCGTCTCATCGAGATTGACTTCAGCCTCGGCATTGCGCCGCCGACAGGGCTCAAGGCTGTATTTACATCTGGCGATTCCGACGCAAGCGGGCAGCATAACTATAAGCCTTACTACCGTATTACGGCATTGAAAGATACCGACGGCGCCCCAGTGGAAAGTGAACCGTGTGAAGCGGTTTCTATTGCTTGCAACCTCTACATCAACAACTCATTTAACACGCTCACTTGGAACAAGGTTACAAATGCCAAGCGGTACCGTGTCTACAAGACTTACTCCGGCGTTTACGGCCTTCTCGGGGAGACGGAAAATACGGAGTACATCGATACCAACTTTGACACGGATACTTCGATTACGCCGCCGCGTCTCGATAACGTGTTCGTTCAGACGGGCGGTATTACCAAAGTAACGGTGACGAACGGTGGATCGGGCTACGGGCTGAAGAAGCGGATTACCGGGGTACAGCAGTACGGTGTCCGGGAAAAGGTTCAATACCCAGGCGGCGCCGTAACTGAAAAAAAGAATATCGATATTCCCTATACCTTTACGAATTCATGGCCTGCAAAAAGCGAAGATTGCAACATTGAGGGAGATGGCACAGGCGGCATTGCCCGGATCACCATGTCGGACAAAACGCTAAAAAGTATCACGTTAAAAAACCCCGGCTCTGGCTACACAGAAGCCAAAGTAGTGATTACTACTCCAAGTCTCAAGTACTACTACCGTCATACTTTTCAGTGCGACATGGAGCAGATTCTCCCGAACGTCTACGTCACCGATAAAACGGGGCGCGGAGCAGAGCTGAAGGCAGTTTGTGACAGCACCGGGAAGATCGTCGCAATTAATGTCATTCGCCCCGGGCAGGGCTACACCGACCCAACGGTGGTAATTGACGCTTCGGAATCCGGTGGCTCCGGAGCAACGGCTACAGCTTCCGCGGGTGCAACGGGCGACTATCCCGGCGCCGTTACCTACTTCCAGCAGCGGCGTGTATTCGCAGGCTCTTGGAACAAGCCTCGTATGCTGTGGATGACGGCTTCCGGAACGGAGTCGAACTTTGTCTACACGATTCCCGCTCAGGCGGATAACCGTGTCCGGTTCGAGATTGCGGCGCAGGACGTATCCCGTGTCCGTCACGTTGTGCCCTTATCCCGGCTCATCGTGCTTACGGGTTCGTCGGAATCCCGCGTTGAAGCGAGTGACGGCGGCGCAATTACCTCGGAGACGATTTCCGTTTCCCCACAGGCGTCCATTGGCGCGAGCGAAGTACAACCGGTAATTGTGAACTCGACACTTGTCTACGCGGCCGACCGCGGCGGGCATATCCGAGAACTTGGCTACAACTACCAGGCATCAGGCTTTACAACTGGCGACCTGTCAATTCGTGCGGCTCACCTCTTTGAGAACACGACGACCGTTGATATGGCCCGTATGAAGACACCTGACTCCGTGATTTGGTTCGTTATGAAAAACGGGGAACTCCTCGGCCTCACCTACCTTCCGGAGCAGGGTGTAGCCGCCTGGCACCGGCACGACACAGACGGCGCATTTGAGAGCGTGTGCTGCGTTCCGGAAGGGCAGGAGGATGCTCTCTACGCCGTTGTTAAACGCATGGTCGACGGTAGGCCTGTTCGTTATATTGAACGGATGCACGAACGCTACTACGCCAATCTTGAGGATGCTTTCCACGTGGATTGCGGCGGCACCTACAAGGGCAAGGCGACGAAAACGATCTCGGGGCTTACGTGGCTTGAAGGGAAGACGGTTGCCATCCTTGCCAACGGCGGCGTACTCCCTCAGCAAGTGGTAAAGGACGGCGAGGTGGAACTTCCGGTGGAAGTGACGTACGCCCACATTGGTCTCCCTATTACGGCCGAACTGAAGACACTCCCCGTTGCCGTACAGATGCAGGACGGCTCCTACGGCCGCGGCCACATGAAGAACGTGAACAAGGTTTTCATCCGCGTCTACCGCTCTTCCGGAATCTCCGTGGGCCCGGACGAGGATCACCTTACCGCTGTCAAGATGCGCGGCGACGAACCGTTTGGCGAACCGCCTCAGCTCCTCAGCGAAGAAATACCTCTCGCCGTTTCCCCAAAGTGGACGGACGGTGGTCAAGTTGTGATTCGGCAAAAGAACCCGCTCCCCATCACGGTAGTGTCTTGGGCGGCGGATATGGCTCAGTAAGGAGAGAACATGGCTTTTACGTATACCCCCTTGGGCGGCGGAATGGTGATGCAGCCCGGCGCCCCGGCTTCTCAGGGCATGGACGACATGATCGCCATGCAGAAGACGGCGGATGCCGCGGGTGTCGGTGGGCAGCAGGCCGCAGGAGGCGGTGGAATGAGCGCCGCCATGGGCAGCTTAGCTGTCGGCTCTGCTATCGGGCAGATGGTCGGCAACGTGATTACCGCATACACGAGCTCCAAGCTTGCCGGAGACTCGCTGAAGACTCAGAAGCACATCAGTGAGAACAACGCCAAGATTGCACAGATGGGCTACGAATCCGCAATGCGTGCAGGCGAATCCGAGATTCAGAAAATCACCATGCAGGCGGGCTCGCTCAAGTCTAAGCAGCGCGCCGCTATGGCCGCCAACGGCATCAAGCTGGGCGTAGGCTCCGCGGCAGACGTCACAGCGTCTACAGATGTTATGAAGAAACTCGACGTCAACACGGCGAAATCCAACGCCTTAGCCGCGGCTTTCGGCTACAGCACCCGTGCCTCGAACTTCCGCAGTCAGGCGGCCGTTCAAGGAATTGCCGGTAACTACAACATCAATGCGGCACCTGCTATGGCCGCAGGCACCCTCATGGAGAACGTCGGCGCCGTTGCCGACCGTTGGTACAAATACTTTGGAGATAACTGATGCCCGCTCAGGTTCCTACTTACGGCGCTCAGAAGGAGACGCTCCGCCCGATGGGCGCAATGCAGCACGAGTATTACGACGCCTCGCGCCTGATGCTCAACGTCCCTAATCAGGTGAACCGCGGCTTTTCCGGGCTCAGCGACGCAGCAGACAACTTTGCGAAGCAGTTGGATGAGACTCGCGTGCTCGACGTTGAGACTCGCATGCGACAATACATCGTAGATCAGACGTACGGCTCCAACGGCTACACGAACCTCAAGGGGGAAGCGGCGTGTCTTCCGGACAAGGACGGACAGGGGCTGGCCGAACGTTCTTTAAACGGGTTCGACAAAGAACTCTCTCGTCTCACCGAGGAGATGCAGCTCACCCCGCGGCAGAACGCTCTGGCCCGCAAACAGGTGGCGGCTATCCGCGGCGGGTTCTATAACGACGTGTCAAAGTACGCGTTCACGGAAGCGAAGAACTACACCATTACCGGACTGCAGGGCGCGGCTTCACAGAATGATCAGTCTGCATTCTCGAATTTCATGAACCCGCAGAAACTCGCGGAAGGCGTCATCCGCGGGGATCAGCTCGTAGAAAAGATGGCCGCTCAGCAGGGCTGGAACCCCGAAATGACGGAAGCGAAGAAACTGGAGACCTCCTCGTCCTACTTTGCGAATGCTATTGACGCGGCGCTGATGGTGGCTGATCGCGACCCCCGTGCGGCGCGAATTGCCTTGAACATCCTCAATTCAAACCGGGCTCGTATCAACGGCGAGACGGCGCAGAAAGCGCGGGCCCGCATCAACGTTTATCTCGACCAGTTGCGCCAGGACGAGCTCGTGCAAGGCTTTAAAACGAACGGATCGGACGGCTACGCTTCGGCCGTAGCAGCGGGCGTGTCCGGAAAGGACGGGGCGACGTTTGCCCGCGACGCTTCCACCGTGGCCTTCCAAACCGTCAAGGGAAATCGACAGATCGACGATGACGGGAAGCCTGTGAGCGATACCCGCGGCATCGGCAATGTCGGCCTCGGGATCAGCGGTATGAGCGTGACGAACGCCAAGGCGACGGCCGAACGGCATAAGCAGGAGTGGAACGAATTCAAGTTCCGGGACGACAAGGCCTACAACGCCGCGCTTGCCCTCACCTACATGGACGACTGCGTTCGGGCAGCGGGCGGCGATATGCCGACGGCCTATGCCCTTTACTTCACAGACGACAAGACGGTAGCCGCTGCGAAGGAGGCCGCCCAGAAAGACGGTGCCCCCGAAACCTGGATGTCCAAACTCGACCCTGTCGTACAGCAGAAAATCGCAAAGGCGAATGCCGCCTACGAGAAAGCGATGTCCGGCCGCGTGGTGGAAAATGGGAAAGAAGTCTCGCCGTTCCAGCCGGGCTACGCCGTGAAGTCCCAGTCGTGGGCCACGCGGGACGACGCTGAGCGCTACGTCCGAATGACGGATGGCCGCGCCAATGTCAATCCGGAATGGCGCGAGAAAGTCGTTGACGCCATCATGCGCAAGGTGGGCCATGATAAGGAAACGTTCAACCAGCAGAAGACAAACCTTCTCGCCCAAGCTACCCGTGAGCTCGTGAAGAATGGTGGCAACTTGAACGCTCTCCCCGCGTCTCTGCTTTCGCAGTTCAACCCAACAGAGATCAACGCGCTGGGCAAGGTGGCGACGCATCTCGGTCAGGGCAACAAGGCACCAGACTGGAATATGGTGGGGTACTACAAGATGAACCCCGATGAATTAGCCGCGTTATCCGACGATCAGTTCTACCTTCTGGGTACGGCGTATTTCGGAAAGAAGTTCGACGAGATGGCTTTGCTGCGCGGGGAAACTATTGCAAAGAACAACGCGGCTAAAGAGAAGCAGGCGAAGGGTGTCCGCGACGCCGAAGAGGGACGTCTTGACTACAGCGGCACCATTGGACTTCACGCCGTGGAGTCTGCGGTGCAGACCTTCAAGAAGGATTTCAAACTCGATAACGGACACAACCGAGCGAAGGCGGCTCTGATGGATGAGTACCTCGCGGATTTCGTGCAGCGCAACCCCGGTGCGAAGGACATGCTGAAGTCCACAGCAGGCGTAGCCCGTGTCCTTTATCGAGCCTTTTACCTGGATACGCCGGACAGCTTCGATCTTGAACCGTCTGATCTGAAGAACTGGGGGCGAACGGACAGCCGTGCTCTTGTGGCCTCTTTGGCGAAATCGCGTTGGCATCTTGATCGTGAGCCCAATGATTTCGAAATGGCGGACACACTGTTTTACCTCATGAACCTGAAGAGTCCGAACTTCAATCTCTCCCCGGACAACTTGCCGAAGTTGGACGTAGACGTTGCCAACCGCGCCTGCGACGATCTCGGCGTTCCCCGCGGCACTAACAGTCCCGCCGTTTATCGGCAATATATTTTGCTTCGGGAAGGCGGTGCGGAAATCGGCGCCCAGCGGAAAGTCACCCACGCAATGGAAGACTTTGTCCCGGATAGTCTTTAAAAGGAAATCTCATGCTGACGGACAAGGGAACATTTGGCACTCTGACAGATACGGACAACGTCTTCGGGGCAAAGCTCGGGCTTACCGAGGCGCTCGACAGCGGCAAGGCCCCGGAGCAAACGGCGGCTGATCTCGACTTCGCCCGACGGCTCAAGATGCCGCATGAGTTGGTGCGGGATATGCCCGCTGAGGAACGTCATATTGAAGAAGTGAACCTGCAGGACTGGGCGTCCATGCAGGCGACGACGCCGGTATTGCTGCAGAAAATCGCTGATCCGACGTTCGCTAATCTCGTGAAGGACGACCTCTCCAACGCCGGACTTCTCGAAAAACTTTGGTGGAAACTCGCCCCCGACCCCGGTCAGACGGACGGCGCCTGGACGGCGTTCCGGAATGCTATTCACCGCGGCGGCTATCAGCTTCCCAGCACGATCGCTCAACACAACCTGGAAGACGTCCACGCTCAGCTTTCTAATCTCGATGAGCAGGAGCAGGCACTCGCCGAAGGACGTCCGATCAAGGACATCTTTGGCTCGGACGAAGACCCCGAGGGGCTCGTCGGCTACAAGTACTTCGAAGCCAACAAGGACGCCATCCGCAAGTCCCTGATCGCCCGTGCAACGGAAAACGCCGTGTCCCTCGCCTTCGGCAATTCCATGGCCGCGATGTTCCCTCAGACGAAGGGGATGCAGGAATTCTCGGAGCAGAAGGACTTCCGGGGCGCGATGGACAAGTTCCTGGAGAGCCCGTTTGAAATTATTGCGAACGTAGGCCCCGAGTCCCTTGTCCGGAATATTCCTCAGTTGGCCGGGATGGCCGCGGCGGGTGGCGCGGGTGCAATCCCCGGCATGTTGGCCGCAGGCGTCGGCTCCAACTCCATGGAGTACGGTGCTTCGATGCAGGACGCTATGGGAAAACTTGGCCTCGATACGGCAAACTATCAGGACGTCTTGAAGTTCTACACCGATCCGAACCTCTCCCGCGACTATTCGGCCGCTCAGGATCGGGCTCGTGCACGTGCATCCGCGGTGGCGGCATTTGATATGGTGTCCGCAGGAATCGCTTCAAAATCGCTCGTACCAGCGTTCTTGAAGCACGCCTACTCCGCCCGAACCACGGGGCTCATCAACACAGCAAATCAAGCCGTCGTGCAGGGCGCTTTGGGCGGCGCGGGTGAAGCCGCTGGGCAGATCGCCACGGACGGCGAGATTACGTCGTGGGCAGACGTCATTGCAGAATTCGCGGGCGAATTCACCACGGCACCCATTGACGTTTACGCAGCCACAACGAAGGCCACCGTAGCCAATGGCCTGCAGGCGCAGAGTGCCCAGGCGTTTGCCGCTGATACCGCTAAGCTGGAAAGCTACGCTCAGACGAGTCTCCTTCTCACCCGAGACCCGCAGACGTTCACAGATTACGTACAGGCGGTGAAGGAGCAGCGCCCCGATATTCAGAACCTCTACATCGACGCCGGTGCAGTGCACGCGGCCGGAGCGGATAGCCTCTTTTCCGCTGACCCCGCTTTGGCTGAACGCTACAACCGTGCCGTGGCAGAGGGCGGCGACGTCCGTCTGTCGGTCGAAGAGTTCCTTTCGAAGGTAGCGCCGCAGGATACGTCGTCCCTTCTCGCGCAACACGCACACCCCGAAGGACTCCCCTCTTTGGCTGAAGCGCAGGCGCTTGAAACTCAGTTGTCCGGCGAGATTACGGAACGTCTTAACAGCACTCTTACCGACACCGAGGCGGAGTTCCGCCGCTCATCAGCTACCGTTGGCGAAACAATCGGCCGACAGTTGCGGGACGCGTTCCAGCCCGCCGATCCGAAGTCACGTAAGGCGGAACCCGGCATGATGACGACGGCGCAGATTCAGACGGTGCAGGCCTACTTGCAGACGCTCGTCAACAACATGGCACGAGACACCGGCATGCTTCCGGAGAAAATCTGGAATGACTACGGTGCCAAGGGGTTCCTGAGCCCCAAAGACGTGAAGCGCACGGAGAACGGCATAAAGGCGGTGACTGACCGCGCGAAGAAGCTTTTGGATTTCCATACACTGGAAAAGTTCTCACAGGCTGAACCCCGACTGCGCAACGCATTGAAGAACGTGTTGCCGCAGGAGTCGTTGGAAATAATTGCCGATATCAAGGATTTCCATATCTCCCGTCCAATTGCGCGGAAAAAGATTGCCGGTAAAACTTTCACGACCCCTGACGGGGAGCTGGTTGAAGTGAGCGGCAACGGGTTCGACAAGATGTTCTGCAGCAAGGCGCAGAGTAAAAGCCATAACGCTGCGATCCACAATACGGCGGTGTTGAACCTTGACAAGTTGCTGGGTGTTTCCGTCCGCGGATGGGATGCTGCCGATCGTAGCGGCAATAAGGACGTGTCTTACCGCAAGCGTTTTGCCGGGATGATTATCGACGGCGTACCGTACGTGGTGAAGCTGACGATGAAGCGTACCCGAGACCTCCCCAATGGGTTGCACGGGTATTCAGTTGAAGCCATCGAAGTGGAAAGCGCATGGCAGGGGCGTGCTTGGCTCGACGCTGCGGCCAAGGAAGACAAATATAAAAATGCCGAGGGCGCTATTAAGGCGGCCTCGGCGGGCGTGGACGCGGCCCTTGCGGGGCAAGCGATCCGTACCGACAATATAGCACAGACGACACCGATCGACTTAGTTGATTTACTGGGCGTTTCCCGTCAAGCCGAATTCAAACAGGAGACGTTGGGCGAGTACCTTCCCGATCAGCGCGTCATCATCCAGTGGGCGAAGGCTAACCCCTCCACGTTCCTTCACGAAACAGGGCACCTTTTCCTCAATATGCGCGTCGCTATCGCCAGAGACCTCAAGGCCCAGGGCAACCTCACACAGGAACAGCAGGCGCACCTGCAGGCCACGGAAGACGCTCTCAAGTGGCTGGGCACAAACCTCGAAGACTTCTCCAAGATGACGCCCGATGAGCAGCGTCCGATGCACGAGAAGTTCGCCCGCACGTACGAGGCGTATCTGATGGAAGGCCGCGCTCCGAACCCAGCGCTCACAAAGATTTTCCGACGGTTCACAGCCTGGCTGAAGTCTGTCTACAAAGCAGTGACGGCTATTCCAGAAGCCGAGATCAACGATGAAACCCGCGCCATTTTCGACCGCCTCCTCGTTGCCTCCTCTCAGATGGAAGAGGCGCGGGCCCGCCGTGCGCAGTTCGCCATTTTCAATTCTCCGGAAGAAGGGCAGATGGCATCCGAACTCTGGGAGGATTATCGCAACCGAGACCGCGAAGCCCGGGAAGCGGCTGAGGAAGAACTCAATGCCAAAGCTGCGAAAGATTCCAAGCGCTATGCCAATCTGCGGATGCGCAACTTCAAAGAACTTTCTGCGCAGGCCCGTGAGTACCGCAAGCAGATTGAAGACGAGATGTGGGAAGAGGTTCGCGCCTCCAAGGCGTACAAAGCCAACGCTCTTCTCACGTCTGGCAAGAAGACGGATGACGGCACGTTACTGAAGCCGAAGCTTACGAAGCGCGGGTTGAAGAAGCTGAAACTCTCCGAGGCCAGCCTGAAGCGCCTTGAAGAGTTGGAACTCATCGGGAAGAACGAGTCTAATCTGTCTGAAGAAGCCATTGCCCAGGCATGCGGCTATGACTCCGTGGATGCTATGGTGGCCGACCTTCTGAAGTTGGGCGATCCGTTGAAGACGATCAACGACAAAGTAGCCACAGCCATGATGGAGCGTTACGGCAATCTCTCCACGCCTGAAAAGATCAAGGAGTCCGCTGACCTCGCCGCGTTCAACGATGCGCGTCTTCTAGTTCTTGAGCACGAGGTGCAGGCGCTCAACCGCGCCATGGGTAAGAAGACGGCCAACATGAAGCAGTTCAAACTCGCGGCGAAACAGGAAATCGGCGGCTACTCCTTGGGTGAACTTCGCTCACGGAATAAAGCGGCTGTGGCCGCAGCCGCTCGTGCTCATCGTGAAAGTGCGGAAGCCATGCGTAAGGGCGACCCCGTAACGGCTGCGGCGAAGAAGAACCAGGAACTGTGGCAGGCCACGAAGGTGAAGGAAGGTAAAGAGAAGTTTGAGGAAATCAAGAAGGCCTTCAAGCGCTTTACGAACTTCACGAAGTCTGACGAGATCAAGGGCGTGGATGCGTCGTACACGATCATCATTCAGCACATCTTGGCGAAGTGCGGTATTGGGAAAGAGTTCACGCTCACGGATGAGCAGAAGGATATGATCGCCAACTTTATGGCGAACGGCGACTTCAAGGAAGAGACGGGGCTTCTTGATCCGTTCGATCCGCCGATTGAGCTACTGCGGGCGATTGAGAACGGCGAGTACCCCGACCTCTCCACGATGTCGTGCTGGGACTTTGCTAGTCTCGTTGACCTCATCGATGAGCTGAAGGCGCTGGGGCGCGACGCCAAGTCGATGGAGGTCGAAGGCCAGCGGTTGGAATTCGCCTACATCCGCGGCGCCCTCGCCAACGATATTGAAGCACAGGCGGAGAAACGCGGCCGTAAGACGAAGGACAACCGTGAACACTCCGGCAAATTCGCATCGATGAAGGATCAGCTGGCGGCTATCGGTATGTCCCACGCACGTATCCCGTCCCTGCTCGCCGCAGTCGAGGGTACACGTGAAGGCGACATGTTCAAGTTCATCATCCGTCCGGCGCAGGAATGCGACGCCCGTGAACGGGAACTTCACAACAAGTTCTCGGAAAAGATTTACAAGGCGTTGAAGCCGATCATGAAATCCGTCACGAGCCAGACGAAGAAGTACTACGACAGTGTCGGCGCGAGTTTCTCTAAGCAGGAGATTTTTGTCATGGCGCTCAATATGGGGAACGCAGGGAACAAGCAGCGCCTCCTTGACAACTCGGACGCGTGGTCGTTCATGAACGGACGAAAACTCACAGAAGAAGAAGTACTCGCCATGATCTCCTCCACTCTCACCGCTCAAGACCTGGAAGTGGTGCAGAAGGTATGGAATCTTTACGCCGATATGCAGAAGCTCATTGAAGCGAAGGAAGTCCGTAAGCGCGGCCGCGCCCCGGAATGGGTAGAAGCGACACCGTTGCAGCTGATGTCGTCTGACGGGTGGATGGTGCAACTCGAAGGTGGCTACTACCCCATCGTCTACGATCCCAAGGCAAGCGCGGCAGGGAAACGTGCCCAGGATATGACGGACGCTCAGGCGTCCATGCGTGCAGCTAAGGGGTTGGCAGCTACGCATAAGGGCCACCTGAAAAGCCGCTCCGCTAAGATTGATGCGGGGCGCCCTCTCACGCTCACAGTGCGCGGTATCTTTAATGGCTTCGACCGTTCGATCCATGACGTCTGCTGGGACGAGTGGGTAAACAATACTCGCCGCATCATCCAGGGGGACGGCCAGTTCGATCGTGCGCTCCGGAAGTACTGGGGCCCGGAAGCCTGCAACGCCGTCCGCCAGTGGCACATGGATATAGCGACGAAGGGCGAAGGCGCAAAGAACGCAGGCGACACCCTCGCCGACTTCCTGCGCCGTGGGGTGTCGCTTGTCGGCGTCGGCTTCAATCTGGTGACGGCGGCCATCCAGCCGTTGGCGATTACTCAGACGGCGGCCGTACTGGGCCCGCGTTGGACGATGAAGGGCTTGGGCGAATTCTTCGCAATGGGCCCGAAGCGCGCATCGCAGTTTGCCGCCTCCAAGTCCGCCGTCATGGCTGATCGTGCCCGTACCCAGTTCCGTGAAGTCGCGGAAATCCAGTCGTTGGCAAATGGCAACACTTCGGAGTTGGCCCGCGGCTTTATGCGCGCGGCCTACTTCCCTATTGTCATGTCGCAGATGACGGTTGACCTCCCCACGTGGCTCGGCGCCTACAACAAGGCGTTGTCCGAGGGAAAGACGGATGCGGACGCCGTGGCCTCTGCTGATCGCCTTCTCCTGGATTCTCAGGGCAGCGGTTCGCTGATGGAGCTTTCCGGTATCGAACGCGGCGGTTCGTGGCTGAAACTCTTCACCACTTACTACACGTTCTTCAATACAGCGTTGCAGATTGCGATGGTGAGCGGCCATACCAAAGACAAGATGACGCTGGCACGAGACCTCATGCTCGTCCTCATCGCTCAGCCCGTGGCAGAAACGTTCCTGCGCGAGGCACTCAAAGTGGGCCCGGATAATGACGAGGATGACGATGAGTACTGGAAGCGGATGCTTCTTGCGAGTGCGGGCAATACCGTGGAATTCAACATGGGGCTTTTCGTCGGACTGCGTGAAGCGGGCTCTATGGCGAAGGGGCTGGTGACGGGCGAACGTGAGCCTTACCGTGGGCCCACAGCGCTGCGAAAGCTCACGGATACGACGGACTTCTTGGGTTCTGTGCGGAAAGCGATTGAGAACGGTGAGCTCGACGAACGAGTTATCCGCCAGGCGATTACTGTCACCGCCGACTGGACAGGCTGGCCCATTCCGAACGTCCCGATTACACGGGCGATCAAGGGCTACAACGCGATCAAGGAAGGCAAGACCGACAACCCCGCTGCATATTTCCTTGGGTATTCAGACTACTGATCTGGACGAATTAAGCGGCTCCTGCATGGGACAGTACTCCCCATCCTAGGAGCCGCTATGACTGTAGAAAATATTTCCCGCCGCGCTGGGCCGTTCATCGGTGACGGTACAGTGACGGCGTTTCCGTTTGAGTTCAAAATCTTTGACACCTCTCAGCTATCCGTTCAACGCACGAATGCTGAAGGAGGCGTTGATATTTTGCGTCTCTCCGAGGATTACACCGTCGCACTTAACGCTGACCAGGATGAGAACCCCGGAGGCACAGTTAATGTTCTCACACCTTTGGCTCAGGCGTTACGACTTGCAATTATTTCGGCAATTCCCGCAGATCAAACGGTCAAGGTTACAAACTACGACCGCTTCTACCCAAAGACTTACAACGACGTCTTTGACAAGCTGACAGGGCTGATCCAGCAGCTGGAAGAGAACCTGTCTCGCGCGGTAACCACTGATCCTACAGACTTGATGACCCCGCAGGAGTTGAAAAACAAACTCCTCGACGCCGCCAACGACGCAACAGTCATCGCCAAGGGCTACGCGGAAGCCGCCGCCGCGAGTGCGACGGACGCGAAGAAGAGCCGGGACGATATTCTCGAACATCAGCAAGAAGTCATTGCGGCTGTTACTGCTGAGGGCGACAAGCAGGATCAGCGACTTGTCACTGAGGGCGATACTCAGATCAACCGGATCAAGGCAGAAACAGACAACACGCTGATTGCGAACGGTAAGGGCTGCGCCGAAAAGTTTTGGACGCTCTCGGCGGATACGCCCGCTGGCACCGACATTGTCATCCCGTCGGGGGTGAAATATCTCGTGAACCGCCACCACTTCCGAGTCTCATGGAACGGCCTCGTGCTCGCTATCGGGCAGAACTTCACAGAAGTTGGCGCGGAAGACACGTTCTCTGACACGTTCCGCCTGACGTTTGACGCGAAGGCAGGCGACGAGATTGATATTTGGATCGGTGCACTTGGCAAGGGTGATGTGTCTCAGGCGATTGCCTTGGCGGGCGAAGCGTCGGCAGCTGTGGCCGATCTCTCGCGGAAAGTGGTCTATAAAGAAGAGGTTTAAGAATGGCAGAAAGTCTCGTTAAGACTCAGCTGTACTCGCACGAAGGCAACGCGAATACCCCGCTTGCGCCGTACACCGTTGCCGAAGCGGTGAAGGTGAACGACGTTGACGGCAACGCGTCCACGGTCGAAGCAGAAATCGTCGCGCTCCGAAAGGCCGTTGAAGCCGCCGTCAGCAAGGGTCAGCACTTCCAAGGCGTAGTGAACTCCACGGCTACGTTGCCTCCATACAACTACAAAGCCGGTTGGCTTTACTCGGTGCAGGAAGCCGGTACCTACGCGGGCAATGCCTGCGAAGTCGGGGACTTGATTATTTGCGTCAAAGACTATGCTTCAGGCTCCGCGAGCAATGCCGACTGGGCGGTGCTTCAGGCGAACTTAGACGGCGCAGTGACGGGGCCTTCCGCGAGTGTGGCGGCGCACGTAGTGGTCTTCGACGGTACCTCGGGCAAGCGGATTAAGGATTCCGGTTTCACCATCGGCTGCAGTGTTCCTGCAAACGCGAAGTTCACTGATACGACTTACAACGCCGCAACGGATGCCGCCGACGGTTTGCTGACTGCATCCCTGCACAAGAAACTTGTGGGGATCGAAGAAGGCGCGGACAAGACGGACGCTACCAACGTGAAGGCCGCCGGGGCTTTCATGACGGACACGAATACCGCCGACGATATTGCCGATGGCACGAAGAAAGTCGTTATGACTGCGGCGGAGCGCACGAAACTCACGGGCATCGCAACTGGGGCGGAAGTCAATCAGAACGCTTTCGCCAAAGTAAAGGTAGGCACGACGACGCTCACGGCTACGGCGAAGCAAGACACGCTTGAGATCGAAGCCGGTGAAGGCGTGACGATCACGGCGTCCGGCAAGAAAGTGACGATCAAGGAAACGTACGTTGACTCGTGCGTCGTCTCGTCGCTTGACAATGTGCCCACGAATCTCCGGAACGGCGGGCTTGTGATTCTCAAGGGCTGACTGGTATGGACGCGCTTTACGTCAAGACGCCGAGCGGCCTGCAGAAAGTTGAGATCGAAGGCACCGGCGGCAGTTCAACCCAAACGGTGCAGACGGACAAAAGCCGCGACGCGGTACTGACGGCCGGAACTGCCTACACCGTGCCCACACATAAAGTTGGCAAAGGCGTTCTCGTTTATCTCGGCGGGGTGGTCTATACCGATTTTACGGATGTGAGCGCCACCACTATTTCTTTTGATGTTGACATTCCGGCAACGATGGAAATCGTCGTTGTCGCCGAAGCATAGGAGGCGGTATGCCTTTCCCTTACTTTATTCGAAAACTTTTTCAGAACGATGGGGCAGGCGAAAAGCTGAATCCTGGCGTTATTCCTACGACGGTGAACGGCGTAGCTGCCGACGCGTCGGGGAATATCGCGATAAAAGATACCGATATTCCGGGTGGGCCGTTCTTACCCTTGAGCGGCGGGAGCACAAATGGCGCTATACGTTTCGGCGATGGGCGTTCGGGTACGTGCAGCGTCGGCGCTGTTGCAGATTACCCAAGAACGTCCGCACGTGCCTTCGGGTACGAGTTCTTTTGTAACGGTGTCAAGTTGGGAGAGATAGGCGTTTTGCTTGGCGATCCCGGCTCTGATTATTACTACCAAAAAGCACAGCGTTTTTATTTTGGGCCGTCCTATAACGACCCAATGTCACTGCAGATAGAGCCTTCCACGGGATACATTATCCATCGCGATCAATGGCTGCGGTATGTTGTTGCGGCCGAGTATAACGGCACACAGTGGTATCGAAAATACAACGACGGGTGGATAGAACAAGGAGGGACTACTCAGTACTGGCAGAATGGCAGTGCTGTTGGATACACAACGATTTCGTTGAACACGCCGTATAGCGGAACAAACTACCAAATTATGCTAACGCCCACTATTAAAAAAGGAAATACAGGCGGTAATGGTTGCTTTTATTACGAAGAGCAAACTAAAACTACCACAAACTTCCATGTGCGCAAATCTAGTATAGATGGACTTTACATAAACTGGTACACCTGCGGGTTTTAGGGAGGCAAGTAAAAATGATTGGAACCAAATTCGCCAAACCGCTTCAAGCAAATACCGTCGTCCGCTATGAAGGGGCAAAGCGCATAGAAGAAAAAAATACCGCCCCCAACACCTACGCGAAGTACGCCGAAGCCGCCGCCTGGTGCAACGCCAACAACGCGATGATCGAGGACAAGGGCGAGTACTACGAAGTGGTAGCGGTTCCTGCCCCAACGACCGAAGAGCTCGCGGCTCAAGCCCGGTCTCAGCGTGACGCGCTCATCGCCGCGACGGATTATCTGATGGTGACGGACTACCCGCTCACTGACGAGAAACGACAGGAGCTCACTGCCTACCGCCAAGCCCTGCGAGACGTTCCGGAGCAACCGGGCTTCCCGACGGAGATCGTTTGGCCGACAAAACCCGCGTGGGTGAAGTAATTTCAGGCGGTTTTTTATGGGTGAAAAAATGATCTACTTGAAGTGGCTTTTGTTCTGCGTCCCTGACCTGGTGATGCAGATTGTCGGTAAGGCGTTGTCGCCGGTACTCCCGCTGTTTGTCAGAACGGAAAAGAACGCTTACGGCGAAATCGAGTGGCGGACGGACGGCTCGGCAATGCAGGCGCACTTGCCTACATGGCTCTTGTGGTTTGAGACAGACGACCACGACTGCGATGGAGATCGCGGTAGTTGGGAACGGCATCCCGGCTTCGATTGGTGGAGCACCTACAAACGTCGCACGGCGTGGTTCTTCAGGAACACTGCCTACGGATTCTGCCTTCGCGTGATAGGCGTTCCGGTTTTCCCGTCTGACGGGTATGAGGTGCAGGGGAGTCCTGACGCCTCCGACACCAATGGGGTTTCCGGTGTTTGCTTCCGACGCGTGTATCGAGACGGCAGATTGATCTGCTTCCAGTGGTATTGCATACGGTGGTACGAAAACCGGTGGTTCCGTGCTTGTGTGCGAATCGGCCTCGGTTGGAAACTTTTCGGGAATTGGCATGAGACTGACGGCAAGGTGGCAATGCACCAGCTCTACTTCAACCCGCTCAAAAAGTTTCAGATCGTCAAGTGAAAGATAAACCCCCTCAGCGGCCAAAACGCGAGGGGGTTTTTCGTGCGCGTACAGACCGTCTTTAGTGTGGCTAACGCACGCTACGCATTTACAGCTTTTCGATCTTATCAAAAGCGTTAGTGAAATAATTAACGTCAGCGCCATCGAAGTAGTAGCGCCCTGCCTTTCTTTCTACTGTAACAACAATCGTCTTCCCTTTAGCGGCGTAGGGCTGCATGCTTTTACTTTCCGCAATCCTGTGATAAGGAAGAATAATGAAATCAAGGTCATTTCCTTCTATCGTTTTGATAACGAACGCATAGAGCATGCCTAGCTTTTCTGTCCGTTCAAAAGCATCTTTCGTGATTTTGAAACTAGCCTTGCCGTCACGGAGAAACGTTGTCTTCACTTGAATAGCCCAGTACTTGCCGCCCTTCTCCGCAATGAGGTCTACGCCTACGTCGGCAGCAGGACGAGACACGTTGTACCCAGAGAAAAGGAGGAAAGCAGCTGTAGCATGCTCACCCGCGGCCCCAGTCCATTGCGTAGGCAGATCAACCGAGAAAGTTGCAATGTTCGGCCTCAACATTTCCTTTCCAGCGCTGTTGAGCTTATACGTCATGCTCTTTTTACCGCCGCGGTTGTTCTTCGGCCTGAGCACGAGAGGCTTCCGACTCTCTGAATTCTGGTAGAGAACTCGCCCGAGAATCGCGCGCAATTCTTCTGGGACTTTGCCCTGATTATTTTTATCGTCTACTACCCTCGCAACGATCTCATCGACCGTCCACTCCCTGCTTGACGCTGTGCGCATAATGCCAAGGCAGGTATCCAGCCACTCAACAGCCATCCTACCTTCCTCACAAAGCGGGCCGCATACTGCGAATCTTTTTGATCGTCTCTTCCATAGGCTGAGTAAACTCCGGAGCCTTATGGATGCCAAAATTGGAAGTGGCAAACCATTCCATTGTGTCTGCCTTCCATGCTTCAAGCCCGCTCTGAAGCTCGACTACAGCTACCCGCGCTTTGATTCGAGCGTGCCCGCGACCACGGAAGAAGACACCGTTGTTCTGATGTAGCTCAGGGAAAGTCAGGAAGCATACGGCGTCTACGCCCAGAGCCTCACCTAAGGCTTTCGCAATCGTCGTGTCGACGAACCCACTTCGCGTGTACGAGTCAATCAACCGCGTGGCGTTAGCTCCATGCCCTTTCTCTCCCAACGCTCCGGCTGCTTCGCTAACCGGGATAATCTTCAGACCGACGTTCGCCTGAGACAAGGCCTGCTGCATGGCTACGTAAGCCTCTGAGAGATAGCCGGAAACCTTCTCTGCGCCTACAGACGGGAGGATGGCGACGGAACGAATGCTGCCCGATTTGTAATACGGGCTGTAGCTGTCCGTCATAGACTCTTTATGCACCGCGCATCCGCACAACACAACCGTGGCTAAGGATGCCGCGAGCATGGTTCTTCTTTTCATTTTGCCTGTTCCTTTGAAACGAAGTTTCCGTAGTTTAAACGAAACCCCTACCAACTTTCGCTGATAGGGGTTTCGTTTAAACCTCCTCACTTTTCTTCTCTTTGATCTTTTTGTAGATCGAGAGATCGACCAACACGATGAGCTTCTGCTTGCGGCAGAAGGCCGCAACCGTCCCTCGCGGTTCGCTGTCCGCATCGACATCAAACAAGCGCTTACCGCACTTCGGACAACGTACGGAAATCCAAGTCGCCATCACTTCTCCTTACTCAAGGTTGCGAGAGCGTCGTGGTTGGCGGCGCTCCGCTGATACAATCGGCCGCACTCTGAACCAGAGTCAACCAACTTTCGAACCAGGCCTTCCAGCTCGGTAACTCTTCGGCTAAGAGCGTCTGCGGAATCTCCTTCGGCGCTTCGGCTACGGTCTGCGTGGCGCAGCCTTGCACGAGCCCGATCAAGCTCAGCACGCAGATCGTTGTACTCAGCCTGCGCCAGGTTGATCGTGTCCGTTGCTTTCGCGAGTTTGTCTGCATGAGCGGTCTGCGCCTCCTTTAACGCGACGGCCTGCGCCTTTTCCATCTCAGCAATATCCGACTGGTACCAGGCGGAGGCAAAACTCAGCCCCGCACAGAAGGCACAAATCGGAACGACATAGGTGCTGAAACCGTCTGTCATCACTTAGCCTTCTTCGCCTTACGATACGCTAGGGCGGCTTTACAAATGGCGATGCAGTCCATGATCTCCTGCTTGCTATACCACACAAAGCCCTCGGCCATTTGCTTTTCATCCGCAATGAGCACGTCAACGTAGACGCGGCCCTTTCTGCGCCGCAGGCGAACAGTGGTACCGACCTCATCGGCATAGATTTTGGATAACTTCTTGCTCATTTCTTAGTCCTCTTATCAAAGCGCGCGGCGTAACCGCGACGGTCTACGTGAACGAACGTGTCGTAGCGGCCGACACCGCCCGTCACGTTCATGCTGTCGGCGAGTTGCCACAGCCTGTTTAAATCCTTGGCGTCCGTCGGGCAGATGTCCGCGGCCAGCCCTTTGGTGTGGTACGAGTTGGTGACGCCGCCTACCTCCTTGTTGTGCTCGGGGCTGCGGTACCCACTCGTGACGATCAGCGGCTTACCGAACCGAAGCCGCAGTTGGTTCAAAAAATCCACGAGCTCCTGCTTCACGTTCATGGGCCCGAATGGCGACGGCGCCCCGTCCCGTGAAGCGAACTCACGGCTGTCGAAAAATCCGTCTTTCAACCTTCCACCCCCGTACGTTTACGGACGAGAGCGAACGCGAAGCTCACCCCCTCCTTCCCTGCGAATCCGCCGAGTCCGGAAAGCACGCCGCTCAACGACGTGTTCAATCCGTAGGCGTCACCCGCCAGAGCGATTAGAAAACCGATGAACCCTGAGAGGGCCACGGCCCAAAAGAATTCCCACTTGGAGAACGGCTTCCCTTTCTCGCGTGAGTTGACGTACATCAATGCCTGTGCCATTGCCCCAACCCCCGTACAAAAAGCGAGGTAAGAAATAAAGTCCTGGTGATCGTGCATGGAGGCCCCTGAAATCTGTTTCAAGTCAAGGCTAACGTCATCACTTGAGTTAATTCGTCCAAACTTTTTGTGGTATAGTGGATGCGTGCAGGAGCATTCGCTCCCTGTTTCATCGGGCCGGTGAGCCCACCTCTTAGCGCCAAGCGAGCGCACTTTCCAGAGAACCTTTGAGTTCCATAGCAAGGAGTTTTGCTATGGCTAATTTCGCAACACAGGGCCACGTTAACGGGATCAGCATCCCGGCCCTCGTTTTAGGCGGTCTTGCCTTCCTTGGAAACAACAACGGAAACGGCCCCCTTGGCGGTCTCTTAGGCGGCAACTGCAATCAGCAGTCCGCGTTAATGGCCGAAAACGCCGGTCTCCGCGCGCAGAAATATTCGGACGAACAGGACACCAAGCTGTACCAGGCGACGCGTTCCGAGAACGAAAAGCTTGCCAACCAGCTGATGGCCTTCATCACGCCGCTCTCGCAGGAAGCCGCGAGCAACCGCGAACGCGTTGCGGTGCTCGAATCCCAGATGAAGAGCAACGCTGAAATCGCCGATCTCCGCGAGAAGTTGGTACGTTCTGAGCTCGGCGCCAAGATTGACACCGTTGCGCAGACGTGTGGCTGTGGTATTGCCCAGCTTAACAACGCTGTCGCCGGGGTCAACAACACGTTGAACCAGATCACCCACACGGTTATTCCGCGCACGGCGATCTGCCCCGAAGTGATGGAACGTTACAACAGCTGGACTGCGCCCACAGCCGCGGCTCCGGCGGTTCAGCCGGTGACTGGCAGCATCAACGTTAACCGGGGTTAAGCCATGAAGATGCCGATTGGAAATCTGCCTGCAGTCGTTGTGGAATTTGCTCAGCAAGTACTCATCCCGGCTGCAGAAAAGCAGGGCGGTT